GCAATTCGCCAGCCACCCCGAGGCTGAGGGCTGCACAAAGCGGGCGCTCAAGAGCGCGATGGATGCGCTTTTCGGACGTGGCGAGATCGTCATTGCCAGCCACGGCAGCGGCGCGAAAGCCCGCTCTCACATTGCCAGAAAGGGGGGCGATCATGGTCAGGAATGAGGGTGCAACCCCCGGTGCAATACTGAGTGCAACCCCCGGTGCAACCCCCCGCCAACGCCCGGTCAACGGGGGTGCGACACATACCCCTTATACCCCGAGCGTTGCACCCGCCCTTGGCGGCTGGGTGCACGCTGCAAATGGCGGGCGGCATCTGGTCCCAATGCCCCCGTTTGCGGGAGGGCAGGAAACCGGGGGGCATACTTGCGCTTTCGCGCTGTGCGGATCGGGGGTGGCGGCATGAAGGCATCCACCAAAGCAATCCGTTTCCTTGAAAGCCTGAGCATCCCCGAGGGGCCGAAAGCCGGTCAGGCGGTGAAGCTGGCACCGTTCCAAAAGCAATTCGTCAAGGGTGCCCTGGCGGACGGGATCAACGTGGCGTGTCTGAGCATCGGCAGGGGCAACGCGAAAACGGCCCTGTCGGCGGGCATCGCCCTTGGCGCGGTCAAAGGCGTCTGGGATCGTCAGCCCCGGCGGGAAATCCTGATTGCGGCCCGGACGCGGGATCAGGCGCGCATCGCGTTTGACTTCGTGGTGGGCTTCATCCGGTCACTTCCCGAGGATGAGCAAGCGGCCTTCACGATCCGGCGCAGCCCCCGGCTTGAGGTCGAGTATGACGGCGACGGCGGCGGACACTTTGTCCGGGCCATTGCGGCGGACGGCAAGACGGCTCTGGGATCGGCCCCCACGCTGGTCTTGATGGATGAGCGCGGGCATTGGCAGGCGGATCAGGGGGACGCCCTGGAACACGCCCTGTTGTCCGGTCTGGGCAAGCGTGGCGGGCGGGCGCTGATTATCAGCACAAGCGCGGCGGATGATGCGCACCCGTTTTCCGTCTGGCTGGATGAGGAACAAGAGGGCGTCTATCGGCAAGAGCACCGGCCCGCCCCCGGCCTTCCTGCGGACGATCTGGAAAGCCTCAAACTGGCCAATCCCGGCGCGGCATACGGGATCGGCTCAAGCCTTGAATGGCTGCAAGGTCAGGCGCGGCGCGCGATTGCGCGGGGCGGATCGACCCTCACAAGTTTCCGGCTCTACAACCGGAATGAGCGTGTCAGCGGCGAAACCCGCGACCTGCTTTTGACGGTCGATGAATGGCTGTCCTGCGAGACGGCGGACCTGCCACCCCGGCAAGGTCAGGTGGTCATCGGGATCGACCTGGGCGGCTCTGCCAGTATGACGGCGGCGGCGTTCTATTGGCCCGAGACGGGGCGGCTTGAGGCTCTGGGCACCTTCCCGTCAAAGCCTTCCCTGTTGGACCGTGGCCAGAATGACGGCGTGTCCGGTCGATATGTCGAAATGCAGGACCGGGGCGAGTTGTCCACCCTTGGCGATCAGACGGTTCCCGTCGCGCCCTGGCTGGTCGAGGTCATGGCCCATGTGGAAGGCGAGCCGGTCGCGGCGATCACGGCGGACCGCTACAAGCAAGCCGAACTTGGCGAGGCGATTGACCGGGCGGGCATCCGTTGCCCGATCATCTGGCGCGGTCAAGGCTTCAAGGATGGCGGCGAGGATTGCGAGCGTTTCCGGCGCGCGGCCTATGACGGCAAGGTGAAAACCGCCCCGTCGCTGCTGTTGCGGTCCGCTTTCGCGGATGCGGTCACGCTGCGCGACCCGGCGAACAATCTGAAACTGGCAAAGGCACGGTCCACGGGCCGGATCGACGCGGCGGCGGCAACGGTGCTGGCGGTCGCTGAGGGTGCCCGGATGATGGGCCGCCCCGCTCACAAGGGAGGGCGCATCGCATGGGGATGATGGAAACCGCATCGCGGCTGATAGCGAAACACGGTCAGGCGGCAACGCTGTTGCGGCCCGGTGAAGGCACAACGGACGGCTTCGGGGGATACATCCCCGGCCCGGATACCGAATACCCCGTCACGATCCTGACGGCGACTTACGCGGTCGAGCTGCAATTCATCGCGGGCGGCTTGATGGACGTGGGCGATCAGCGGGTTTTCCTGTCGGTCGAGGGCCTGACCCTGACGCCCGCCACAACCGACCGGCTGCGCATCGGTGGCGAGGTGTTCCGCACGATCCGCGTTTCCCCGCTGGCCCCCGGTGGCGAGGTCATTTTCTGGGAATTGCAGGTGCGGGATGACTGATCGGAAAGAATACGCCCGCCATTCCCGGCGGATCACGCGCGGCCCGCGCTGGAAGGCTCTGCGGATGCAGGCGCTTGAGCGCGACGACTGGCGTTGCGTCCAGTGCGGCAACCGGCATCGGCTTGAGATCGACCATATCGAGCCGGTTAGGGATCGGCCCGATTTGGCGTGGTCGCTGTCCAATCTGCAATGCCTTTGCGGGCGCTGTCATTCCCGCAAGACCCGAATCGAGATCGGCTTAGGCCGACCCGACCCCAAGCGCGAGGCTTGGAAAACCCTGCTGCGAGACATGCAGCGCAACCCCCAACAAACGCGAGGTTAAGAGCATGTTGGATTCTGTGAAAATCGCACGGCGGCAAAGCGAAATCCGCCAATCGCTTTCGGAACTGGTCGGCAAGGAAAAGCCGTCCGAGGATGAAACCCGCCAGATGGACGAAATGGACCGCGAATATCGGTCCAATGAAACCCGCTATCGCGCGGCGCTCATTGCCGAGGATGAGGAACGGCGGGAAGCCGGGGCCGATCTGGAAACACGGTCCAGCCGGGAATGGGCCGTGATCATGGCGGGCTTTGAAATGCGCCAAGTGGCCCTTGCTCTGGATGAGGGCCGCGCCCTTGAGGGGCAGACGGGCGAGATCGTCACCGAACTGCGGTCGCGCGGCGGCTATCGCGGCGTTCCTATTCCGTGGGAAGCCCTGGAAATCCGGGCCGGTGAAACCGTGGCGGGCGGCACCCCCGATCCGATCCGCACGGCCCCGATCATCGAGCGGCTTTTCGCGGGATCGGTCGCGGCCCGTATGGGTGGCCAGATGGTCAACGTGGGCGTGGGCGAGGTCGAATATCCCGTTGCCACGTCCAGCGTGACGGCGGGGTGGGCGACTTCGGAAACCGGCAACGTGACCGGCCCGAGTGCCTACACGACCGTTGATCGGCCCTTGAAGCCGGATCACAATTTGGGCGTCCAGATGCGCATCACGCGCAAGACGCTCAAGCAATCGGGCAGCGGGCTTGAGCAAGCGGTGCGGCGCGACATGAACGGCGCTATCGAGGAAGCCCTTGACCGCGCCGTGTTCCTGGGCAGCGGATCGGCGGGCGAGCCGACCGGCCTTTTCGCGGGTGCGTCCGGCTGGGGCATCAATGAGGAAGCCGTGGGCGCGGCCCCAACCTGGGGGGCGTTCCGGTCCGAGGTGGTCAGTTTCATCACCGGCAACGCGGCCAGCGGCCCCGGCGATGTGCGCTTGCTGATCCGCCCCGAGGTCTGGGACACGATGGATGCGGACATTTGGGACGCGGGCAGCGGGATCACCGAATGGAATCGCCTGACGAATGCGCTGGGCAGCGTGACCATGAGCCACAACGCCCTTGCCGATCCGGCGGGCGATCCGCTGGCGACAAGTGCGGTCCTGACGACAACGGCGGGCGGTGTTCCCCCGTTCTTCGTGGGGACGTGGGGCGCAATCGACCTGATCCGCGATCCGTATTCGGATGCGCAGTCGGGCGGGCTGCGGCTCACGGCGCTGGCCACGATGGACGTGACCATTTCCCGCGCGGTGCAAACCCGCATCCTGACGGGGCTGCAATAATGCTCTGGGGCGGTCATGAGGGCGGCCTAGAGCTGCGCAAGCGGGCGTCGGGCGCATTGGCGTTTCGTGGCCTCTTCCCTTACAACAAGCGCGCGGTCCTGTCCGATGGGGGCAGGACCGGGCGTCCCCGGAAAGAGGTCATCGCCCCGCGCGCCTTTGGCTACCGGGTAGAACGCCCCGACGAGGATATTCACTTCCTTGTCGGGCATTCCTACGACCGGCCCCTTGCATCGCGCGGGGCCGGAACGCTGGACCTGACCGATAGCGATGACGCGCTGTCTTTCGTGGCAACGATCACGCTGGAAATGCAGGAGGTCAGCTATGTGCGCGATTTCCTGGCGGGCTTTGCGGCGGGACTGATTATCGGGCTTTCTCCCGGCTTTCGTATCCCGCCGCAACGCACGGTGCCGGATGCGGAGACGGTCGAGGAAGAAAACCCGGCTGAGGGCGTGGCCTTGATCCGCACGGTCTGGCAGGCGCTTTTGTTTGAGATCAGCGCCGTGACGCGGCCCGCATATGACGAAACGCAGCTTGAGGCGCGCAACTGGCAACCGGATTGTCCGATCCCGCCCGTCCGGGTGCACCCGTCTGCACGGTGGAGGGCCTGACATGGCGGTGACACTGAAAGAGGTCGAGGCAATCCCTGCAAGCTATCCAGCGGCCCCGGCTGGCCTGAGCACGGCAGCGGCGGCACTGGACGCGGATGCGCTGTGGCAGCGGATCGAGGCATATTGCCGGGTGCGCTGGACGGATCGGCAAGTGGTTTGGACGGTCGAGGGGGAAGGCGCGTGGGAAGCCCCATTGCAGCCGTCCACCCTGAATACGGTCGAGGTCTGGGAAAGCGGCGCATGGGTGGAATGCACCCCCCCGGCGTCCCCTTGGGGCGGCTATGATCTGTCCGGTGATGGCCCCTATCGGATCACGGCGGACGTGGGCGGCGGTGACGTGCCTGCGACTGTCTCCGAGGCGTTCCGGCGCTTGGCCGAATACTCGGCTGAGATTGGCAAGGACGGCATGGTTGTGGGTCACGGTGCAGTCACCTCGCATTCTCATAGCCTTGGCGAAATCCAAGAGAGTTTCGACCGCCCGTCAACTTGGGCGGCGCGGGCGCTTATCAACAGCGGCGCGGCGGACCTGCTGCGCCCCTACAAACGGAGGGCCTGAGCATGTTCGGATGGCTCAAGAGAAAAGGGGCAAATTTGCCTGATAACGAAACCCGCGCCAGCGGCTCGGGCTTCACGGCTGAAATCATGGCGGCGCGGGAAAGCTATATCAGCGGGCGGCGCGGCATTGCCGAACTGACGGCGACGGCACAAGGCGCTGTGACGCTATGGGAAGGTGGTCTAGGGCTTGCCGATGTGTCGGGCACCGATCTGCT